TATCTACAGTTCGACTACAAATTACGGACACTTTGGTAAAGAAGATCTTCCTTGGGAAAAGGTTGATTTATTTTAATGGGGTCACTTAAACCGGGCGCCACTTACGTGTACGAGCGTAATGGAGAAGAAATATATTCTAGAGAAGTAGGATCGTCTGATCGAACACTAGTTGGCTATCAGCACGATAATACAATAGATCACCGCACGTCTGATGGCCGACCATTAATTGAGCATATTAGAGATGACAAACTTTGGGGGCAAATTAGACGAGCTGCCCTCACCGATCCTACTTTACAACAGGCACTGGATCGTGTTAAAATGTTGTATTATCTCAGTAAAAAAGAACCTCCGCCACAAACCTTAGATTGGTAATATGCTCGATATTAAACGTGAACTAAAAGCAGTTGATCATAAAGATTATGATTTCTATGATAAACTGACACCCGAAGAAAAGAAATCATTTGCTCCATTTATATTGTTGCGATATACTGCAAGTTGTCAAGGTGATAGAGATGTCCAAGAGCATTTTCTTGAAATGACTAATGAACTTGTTAATAAGAATCACTGGTCATTGAGTAAGAATCACAAACCGTTGTTGTGGAAATTGTTTGCAGCGGTAGGAGTCGGCATGTCGGCTTATCATCCATATCTTGCAGCAGGCAAAAAAACAAAAGCAGTTAAGATCGAAAAACTATTGTGTGAACTTTATCCTGCAATGAAGATGGATGAAATACGTCTGTTAGCATCTATGATGGATAAGAAGGATAAGGAAGAGCTTTTTGATAAAATGGGATTTGATAAAAAGCAACGCAAGGACTACGAATGAAAGATATCAAGGGCAATTCATTTCATGTTGGATGTAAAATAGTCCGTGCAGTATCTGACGGCTTCTTACAATTTTGTGAAGTAACAAGAATTGAGGATACTAAACTTTATCTCGATAACAGTAAAGTTGCAATCCGATATCCAAATCGACTTTTGGTTGTTGAACAAGATCTATTGTATCGAATGGTTAAAGAATACGAAAATAACAAATGATAGCATTGGCCGATCAACCTTTTAATTGTGTACATTGTAGCAAGAGTTTTATGAAAGAGAAAACTCTGTATGCTCACATGTGTGAAAATAAACGGCGTGCTATGCAGAAGGATGAGAAGCGGGTGCAAGCCGGGTACATGGCGTTTAATAAATTTTTTAGAATGACGCAGGCTGCTAAAAAAGACAAGACATATGAGGATTTTTGTAAGAGTCCTTACTACAACGCATTTGTTAAGTTTGGTAGTTTCATAAACAATGTACTACCGCTCTATCCAGAAAAGTTTATGGATTATGTCATCCGGAGCGGAGTTAAACTTGATCACTGGTGTAGAGACGAACTGTACGACTCGTATCTATTTGATATGATTAAATCAGAACCCGTTGAGTCCGCGGTACAACGCAGTATTCAAACAATGATGGAATGGGGCGATGTTAGTCAAGCAGAATTTAATCATTATTTTAATTATGTCAACCTTAACAGAGCTGTACATGATATCAGAAATGGAAAAATAAGTCCATGGATACTATTAAATTGCCGAGGTGGGAAAGACCTCTTAAATAAATTTAACAATGATCAGCTTGACATGATAGCGCCAGCTTTTGATTTGCCATTCTGGCTTAAGAAATTTAAGGCAGTACCGGCAGATGTTGCATTAGTTAAAGAAATTTGTAAAGAAGCAGGGATTGTATAATGGATATTGATATTGATTTTGCAGATAGAGATAAAATTCTATCCATCATTAAACATGTACCTGCTAGCAGAATAGAAAATGGCACTTATAAAAAGCACAACACTGGTGTGTATTGTCATTCTATCCCGTACAATCCGTTAACTAAACTATCTTCTATTGCATATGAGGAAGCCGAAAAACGCGGTTACTTTAAGATAGATTTCTTAAACGTAGGTATATACAATGGCATCAAAGATGAGGAACACCTTAATAAATTAATGAATACTCATCCAATCTGGGAACTACTTACTCAGGACGATTTTGTTAATTTGTTGTTCCACGTCAATGGCCACGGATCTATTTTAAGACAGATGCAGCCAACGAGTGTGGAACAACTGGCTGCGGTATTGGCAATGATTCGTCCTGCAAAAAGATATCTAATCGGAAAAGATTGGGATACTGTAAACAGCGAAGTTTGGCAAAAACCTGCAGGCGACGAATACTTCTTTAAGAAGGCACATGCAGTTGCTTATGCTCAGGCGATCGTAGTGCAAATGAATTTAATTTGCGAGAACATTACTTAGGAGAAAAACATGGACTCAATTTTCGATTATTACAATTATAATAAAAACACCCCAGGCGACATCCATGAACACATGGAAACTATCTACAAACATGCATTAGAATGCGATCACATCACTGAGATGGGAGTACGAGGAGTAGTAACTACTTGGGCATTCTTATTAGCAAGACCTAAGAAATTAATTTCTTATGATGCTGAACAATGTCCTGTTGATAGAGCAAAAGCACTAGCACCGACATACGGCGTTGATTATCATTTTAGGATAGGTGATACTGGCAATCCTAGCACTGTTATTGAACCTACAGATTTGTTGTTTATTGATACATGGCACATTTATGAACAACTAAAGCAAGAACTAAAGTTGCATGCCGACTATGCTAGAAAATATATCATCATGCATGATACTACCGTGTTCGGTGATCAACGAACAGGCGAGCACTTCGATTGTTATGTTAAGCCTGGTCCAGAAGGCAAAGGGCTATGGCCTGCGGTAACAGAATTCTTAGCTGAGAATCCACAATGGATTCTTAAAGATAGATATATAAACTGCTGTGGTTTAACTATCTTGAAACGAGTATTTTAAGGTCTAACCTTTTTAGGATTTCGGACCAATTGAATTGATTTACGTTTGACTCGCTTTTCTGCGATATCGCCTAGATTAACTGTTGGTCCGAACACCACTTCTACATCCTTAGTATTAAATGTTTTAATATAAGGCTTAAACGAAGACATGTCTTGTTTAAGAAAAATGTTAATGGGTATCTTACGATTTGATTCCCACCACCAAACATCACCTAATTCTAGAAATAATTTCTGGTAACCTGAATTGTTAATTACAGCAAAGTCGTACAGACTCGTTACTTGCTGATCGAAGTTTATAATAATACCTAAATATTCTGTATCATTACACTTGATGCAGGTCATAAAAGGATAGTTTTCTTGGAAGCTCTCTTTTGTTGTCATTGATTTCTAATAAATACCTATATGCAGAAATTACCAGTCTATTTATATACCAATTTGTTCGATGTAACACTAGATCTGGACAATAATAAGGAAATAAACCAAATTATGTATCAGCGACCTCTTAAAATTCAAAAAGGTGTTAAGAACACTGTACAACTGCAATTCAAAAATTCGGATCAGAAGAGATTAGATGTTAGCTCTTCTACATTTGTACTTAACGTTTATGAAACTAGCGAAAACAGAAGTTTAATTTTAAGCAAAAATATTGATATCATCGATACTGGCTCTTCAGCTACTACATACGTATCTAAAGGTTTAGGCCAAGTTGTGTTCACGGCCAGCGACACACTGGATATGGAATCTAAAGCCTACAATTTTTCTGTTGTTATGTTAGAAGAAGATGGTACATTAAATCCCACCTACTCAAATACATATTATGATGTTCCAGGCGTCTTAGAATTAAAAGAAGAAGTTTTTCCAGCGGCAAAGCCTAGTATTGAAGTTGTAACATTCCAGAGAGTGTACAACAGTGACGCAGGTAAATTATGGTGGGAATACAATACTGGCAATGTTCGAATATATCCAGATTCTCAAAATAGAAACGGTACATTAACATCAGCACTCTACATGAGAAATTTTAGAGGAACGGTATACTTAGAAGGTACATTAGATAACAGTCCTAGTACATTCGGCCACTATGCAATTCTTCAAAGTAGAACATATACTGGATTCTCAGGCGTGATTATATGAGTGCAAATGGTATTTTCACTCACTTAAGAGTTAGATATATTCCTGCAAAAAATCCAAATACTGGATTTAATGACGATACTACTTACGCCGGAAACTTTGACAAAGTATTGCTAAGAAGTTAAACTAACTGCATGAACCTGATACAGGCAGCAGTACAATCAATCTTACCTCCGAAACGAAAAGCTACTCCTAGCGGGTGGATAAGTTTCAATGCACCTTGTTGTATCCATAACGGAGAAAAACAAGACAAGCGTCAGCGTGGTGGAATGTTGTTTAACAATGACGGGTTTCAATATCATTGCTTTAACTGCAATTTCAAAGCAGGTTGGTCGCCTGGTAAGCTATTAAGTAAGAATACTAAATCTATATTATCTTGGCTAGGTTTGCCGGAAATAGAGATACAAAAATTAGGTCTCGAGGCTCTAAAAAATAAAGAAGATATGCCCAAGGTTGAGAAGCCTATAATTCTTGACCTAATAGAAAAACCATTACCTGACGAATGTAAAAGCATAAATGCTTGGGTCAATGA